TATGATTTATTAAAGGGTAGTGCAAAGTTTAAAGAATTTAAACCATGTTTTAAACATTATTTAGGAAAGCATGTAAAATCACAGTTTGTAAGAGTACCTATAACCGAGTGGGAAATAGCAATATTCTTACCAGTAGAACAATTTAGAAAAGCCGGAAAAGATAAAGTCTGGTCAGAATCAAAGGCAGCAATCTAATGAATATAGATGATTTAAAATCAACATTTAATAAACATGGAGGTTTAGCTCACACTAATAGATTCCATGTTATATTTACTCCACCCGAACAATCAATATTAAATCTTGATTTTCAGTCAATTGCATCTCAAGCTTTAAGTGGTGGATTTAATTTAAAGAATTTAGTTAACGACCCAAGGGATATAAGTTTACTATGTACAAAAGTTAACTTACCTGGTAGAACAATATCAACATCTGAGTATGGAGTAGAGGAACAACAAAATTCTTATCCATACGATTTTATAGATGATGATTGTAAAATGGAATTTATAGTGACTAACGATGTATATATTCGTAGAATGTTTGATAACTGGATGGAAGGTATATACAGTACAGAAAAACATTTAGTTGGTTATAAAGATGATTATTCAGTAGATGTAGTAATACAAATGCTTAATAAAAAAGACATACCAATTTATGGTGTAAAACTTTTAAAAGCTTATCCTAAACAGGTAAGCGGTTTTGATTTGAATCAGGATAAAGATGGATTAACCACTTTAACCGTTGATTGGAAATATGATAAATATGTTCCGGAAGGAGCATTATCATCAGCAGTATCTGCAGGAAATGCAGTACTAGACTTGATTACATAATAGGAGAAAAATATGGCTTTGCCACAAGTGAACTCAAGCCGGTATAGCACTAAGCTACCATCAACCGGTATTGAAGTAGATTATCGACCTTACTTAGTTAAGGAAGAAAAAATAATGATGGTTGCTTTAGAGTCGAAAGATAATAAGCAAATAGTGAAAGCAATGAAAGATGTTGCGGAAGCATGTATCTACGATGATGTAGATATGGAATCATTTACTGTATTTGATTTAGAATGGATATTTTTACAATTAAGGTCTAAATCTGTAGGTGAAAATGCTAACGTTAATTTGAAATGCTTAGAAGAAGATTGTAATGCCATGACTGAAGTTTCAATTAAATTAGATGAAGTAGAAATGGATGATTACGATCCGAATCGTGTTGTACAAATGAATGATAATGTTGGTATACAAATGAGATATCCATCAGTAAGTCTTATGGAACAATATGATGAGGAAAAATTACAATCTGTAGAAGGTGCATTTGATTTAATTATTGATTGTTTAGAAATAATTTATGATAGAGATAATGTATACCATGTAAAAGATGAAAAGAGAGAAGAAGTAAAAGAGTTTGTAGAAGCTCTCACATCAACTCAATTTAAAATTCTTGCTGATTGGTTGAAAAAAATTCCAACAGTAAGAAAAGATATAGAATGGGGTTGTTCTAAATGTGAAGCGAACAACAAGTTGGAGTTGAGAGGTCTTCAAAGTTTTTTTACGTAGGCCTCTCTCACGATAGTTTAGTCAACCATTACAGGACTAACTTCGCGATGATGCAGAATCATCAGTATAGTTTGACTGAATTAGATAATATGATTCCCTATGAAAGGGAAATCTATGTAGCTCTCTTAAAGGACCACATAGAAGAACAAAATGCTAGATACGCTGAACATGAGCGTAAAATGAATAGGAGATAAAAATGGCAGAAAATAACGCAACAGATAATAGCCGTAATGAAGTTGAAATTGATTTAGATAAGTATATGTCGCTTATCGATAAACTCGATAAAGCTGAAGATACGATTAAGGATATGCAAGACGAAGCAGCTGAAGCAAAGCGTAGACTTGCACCACCTAAAAGAAGGTTTATAGATTTATTCTTAGACCATAACGATTTAAATGAGAAAGCAATAATTGGATTTGTAGCTTTTTCATTAATGGTAATGTTTGGTATAGCTGACTTAGTCACAGCTTTCTATGGTATGGATTTACAAATAGATGACACAATATATACATCATTTGTTGTTGTCACATTAGGAGCATTCGGTATATCAGAAGCTGGTAGAGCTTTTGGTAATAAATAGGAAAATTAAATGGCAGAAGATTCAGATAAAAAACCTGGCAAAATAATAAAGGACGCCTCAGCAAAGTCTAATAAATTATTAGATAGAATTAGAAGTGGCCTAGAAGAAGTTGTAGCTGCAAATGAAGAAGCTGCAAATAAAAATGTCAAGGCAACTGACTCTTTAACCCGTATAAATCAAGATAATGCTAGAAAACAAGAACTTCGTGATAATTACGGAGTTGAAGCGAGATTAACTCAACAAGGAAAAATTGATAAACTCGCTGATATTCAAGAAAGACAACTAAATCAAGCAAAAGCAGCTGATGAATTAGAAGCTGCTGGTCAAGTTGAATTAGCTAATACTATACGTGAGCAACTTGAAACTCAGAAACAAGCAATCACTAAGAATGATGGTAATCTTAAAAATTTAATTGGTGCTAATAATCTAGTTGGCGAAAGAATAATACAAAAAGCCGATAGAGACCTAGCTGAAACTGATAAGTTAATATTATTAGGTGAATTACAAACCGATAGTTTTGGTAATATGATTGCCGAAATGAAGGAAAACACAACCGCACTAAGTTTAAGTGATGATATAATAGAGAAAGCTATAAATGATTTAGGACCAACCTTTGGTGGTGAGTTAGACCCATTCTTTGCAGAAGCAAATGACCAACTTGCAAAAATATCTGCTGCTGAGGCTGAAGGTTTAATTTCTACAGCTGAAGCAAATACATACAGAAGAGAATTACTTAGTGCTACTCAAGATAGAGAAAAAGAGAGGGAAGCACAAGAAGCTGCCGAACTTCAATCTATGGCATTGACAAAGATTGGTGATGGCTTTGATAGATTTGGAGATAAGTTTTCTAGTTTTGCTCAAGGTGCTGTAAAAACTGGTGGATTACTTGGTGGTTTATTGGCTCTTGTCATCGGTGTTGTATCCCCAGAAAAATTCACTGAAATAGTTGTTGCTATTACAGATGGATTTATGGAAATTGTAAAAGGGTTTATGGCATTATTGGATGGTGACTTTACAACATTTAAAGAAAAAATTGGTGAGAACTTTTTATTATTTGGTGGACTAATATTAGGTGTAGCTGCATATTTCGGTGGACCATTAATCAAAGCGTTTGGTGGAGTCTTTAAAAATTTAGCTACTATAGTCAGAGCTGTTAGATTATTTACTCTCAAAACAATACCAAGATTTGCAACAAGTATGATTAGTTCTCTCACATCAATGGGTACAATGATGGGATTTGCAGGTGGAAGTTTAATGGTTGTACTTGGCCCAGTATTAGCTATTGTTGCAGTTATTGGTATACTCTACGCAGGATTTAAAGCATTAAGCTCTAACTTAGGTGAAGGCGCTAGTGTGATGGATACGTTAAAAGTAGCTGCTATGTATTTAGTAGATTTCTTATCAATGTTAGTAAATGGTATTACGTTTATTCCAAGAAAGCTTATTGGATTCTTAGGACCTAGAGTTGCTAAGTTCTTATTTGGTGATGATGTAGATACTTCTATGTTTGATAAAATCTCTGAAGGTTTAGATACTGGAAGAGGTGCAAGAGCAGCTGAAGAAATAAGATTGAAGAACGAGAAAGAAGCAGCTGAGAAAAAACTTGAAGAACAAATAGAACAAAATGTAGAAGGTACAATATTAACTGACCCAACAACTGGATTAGAATTAGGTAGATTAGATGCAGAAAATGATGCAGCTAAGATTGGTGCTGCCTCAGGAGGTCAAACAGTTAATGCACCTCAAATTACTGCAAACACACAACAAAATACACAATCAACTACAAACGTTAAATATGAAGCACCTTCATATAGTACTCTACAATTACAACAATTCTACGCCGGCCGAGCATAAAAAAAGGGACCCTTTCGAGTCCCTTCCAAACTAATTTTAAATTAATTCTCTTGTGCTAATTTAGCAAAATAGCTGAGGGTATCATCTTCATTAGATGTATCTTTAGTACCCATTGCTTCCGCATCAGCTGTACTCATTGTTGGAGCTTGCTCTGTTGGAGCTGAATCCATAACAGATGGCATAGGTTCTTCAACAGCTTGAACACCTAATACTCTATTAAGTTTCATTTTTAACTCATCGTATGATTTGTAGTTCTCAGGCTTTAAGAAATCTTGTAAACTATATAGTCTATCATAAACTTCTGTTAGTCTACCTTCATCACCTTCAAATAAGGCTGATGGTTTTGAGAACTCAGATTTATCATAGTTAACCCAACCTTCTACTTTTCTGATTTTGATTTTGAAATCAGCGCCTTCCCAGAAATCATAAGGATTTACTGGTTGTTCATCAGCAAATTGAGGTTGCATAACATCCATAATCTTATCAAAGATTTTTTTACCAAATTGGTATAGGAAT